GGGACACAAGAAGCAAAAATCTTAGTTTTTTACGCATGGAAAACCCTCCACGCACGGTAGTTTCACGTCTTCGGACGTTAGGCACCTAACCTAGATCGCACGTCAGTCAGCCAGAACCTTGAAGCTAGCTCCAGCTCGAGCAGCCGAGTCGTCACTCGGTGCATTGACATGTGACCTGATGGCAAGATGCCCTCTGCGTCGACACGATGCCGCACAACTGCCAGGAAGTCCGGGGCATCACCCCAGCACTTCCCAGCGTAGCCGGTCAGCTGTCCAGTGCTCCACTTGTTGAACAGCTTCATCCCCCAGTTGCGCTTACGTGCCATCAACCAGTTGACATCATCATTGCGGAACACATCCTTCCATCGCAGTCCACCCTTGCGATCGAGAGATGCTACCGCCGCGTTGACGTACAACGGGTCTAGCAGAGTTTGTGGTGGCCCAGGTGTGTAGTGTGTGTTTGCACGTGACGCTATGAAGACCTTAGGTCTCGAGAAAGCCACAACTGTTTGCTTGGGTCGCTCTGGAGAAGCGATGCCAACCAAACCAGTCGATACGCTCTTCGCCACGACCTGAGCCATGGGGTGTGAATGTCCCCGTTGCATCGCGGCCGCGACCATAGTGTCTCGTGTGTGTTTTGGAATGCTGTCGTAGTCTGTCTCGATCACTTGCCGTTCGCGTCCCACCTCCGTGCGCTTGACAAATGGCACTCTGCGCCACAACTTCGGCTGATGACCGGGCACGAACCAGCCCAGCCCACCAACAGATGATGGAGTCTGGATCAGATCGAGTGCCTCATCCATCCTGCAGCGCAGCAGTCCGCATAGATCGCGAGCGCAACCGTAGAGCGTCTCCTTGACATCAGCTCCCCTAGAGTACAAGAGACTCCAGTTTGATGCGAGTGATGCAGGGTCCATTGCTCCGCCAGCCCATGAGTTGGCGTACATGATGCCAGATGCGGCGCGTGGGTAGTAGCCGATGCGTCGGTTGCGCGTCACAACATAGCGCAAGTACTCAGTGCGTCGATTGTCAATGAAGAACTTGCTCGGGTTGACAGGGAGCAAGTCCATGTAGCGACGAACGATGCTGATCGCGTCGGCCCAGTCGTCAACGGCAATCAATGCGTCATCGCCTTGGAAGCACACGTTCTCCTTCAACTGTCGAGGGACAGCCAAGGAGTCAGTGATGCTCAAGTACTCTGCGTAGTTGATCATCGTTCCCATGAGCGAGGTCCAGCGCCATCCTGAGAGCAAGCCTCTCTGGTGTGAGTAGGTGTTGTTCTGGTAGGATAGCGTTGCATGCGCTAGTCTGTCCAAGATCAGACTTGAGATCATCTCGCGCTCAGGGTCGAACGGGCATGTCCCAGATTTGCAGAGGATCTCTGCACATCTGAGAAGCACCCGCTTGCTAGGCACGTGGTCGAACTTGCTCTGATCTATTGGCACAAACAACTTGGTTCGCATCGTGTTCATGACATGTAGCCAGCTCTCCGGAGTCCAGTCACGAGACAAGGACGTTGGGACAACCTTCTTGAAGCGCCTCTCCGCCTGCTGTCCAACGAACGACATCTGGAGGAAGAGAGACCAAGGCGAGCTGATCAAGTTGCGGTGCTTGCCCTTCTCGCGCTTGTCGAAGACACGGTAGTGTGGTGGCTCTGGGTCAAACATGTCTACTCGCAACTGCGCATGTGTTGATGCAGCGTACGTTGAGAACTTAGTTGACCGAGTGCCCTCCAGCTTCCGTGAGTCCGAAGCACCATTGCTAAGCCAGGAGGACGGAGACTCTAGGAACTCGTCCATTGTCACTCCTGGCGTGTGAGGACGTCCTAGGTCCCGCTCGAGGCGGTCTAGTCCTCGCATGATCATGACATCACGATCAGACCCAGCAGCATCCTCGTCCTTGGGTGTGCTCACCCATGACTCGATCAACTCAGTGAACTCATCCTCTGTGTCGTCAGTTGGTTGAGCACCGAAGTGTAGGTTCCAGTCGATCATGAACGTCCAGTACCCTGGGAAGAGCAAGTTGCCGTGGTGCTTGGCGACGTCGCCGAGTGTCTTGAACGCTACGAACAGCTGTCCGTTGGTTAGTGTGTGTAGTTTGAGTTGCAGCCAGGTGCTAGTCACCTGATTGCGTGTGGTGGATGGCAACAGAGAGAGGGCTAGTCCAATCTGTTGCCTTGGGATGCCCGTAGCTAGCGGGCAGAGGATGGACTTGTCCTCAGGTGGTCTGTACTTCTTCTGTAGTCCTTTGAACCAGCTCTCATCCCAGGGAGCGGGTTCAGCC